ACCACCCTCATTCTCATTACGCCGGTCTCATAGTAGCCGACGAGGTTAGATCCATATTTAGGATTAATCTTAAAGCCAGTTCCAGACCCGCTCTCAGAAGAGCTGTCCAAAATTAACTTATAGTATGTGCTCGAGTCACTCTCGTCCGGGTAGAACTCGAATGGCTTTTTTAGTGTCATGTAACGCATCATAGTTGCGAAACTTGAAACTGTCCCGTTTCTAATTGGCCCACCGGATGGCTGACTAAGATCCGTTAGCCACTTAAAAGACATCTCGAAAATCTCGTCCGTCCCGTAGGTAACAATCGTGGTCTTTCCGCTTGCGGCTTTATTGACCTCGGAGAATCTTTGCATTTGATTATAAGAACCCGGAACGTAGTCCTGGAGTTTAAACTGTGTAGAGTAGACCGTTCCTATTGCCGTTGTACCTACAACGCTAGTAACTGCCGTAAAGTCAGCGGCGCCAGAGATTCCTAAAACCGAATAAATTCCAGACGCTGCGTTAGCCCCTGAGTTTGCAAGCAGGTCAAATGCGGCGCTACCAGAGATGGTAAAGATTCTTGTAGATCGGTTAAACGAGCAGGTAAACGAAACCGTACTTCCGACCTCGTTCATTTTCTCTTCAATCTCGTCGATTAGATCATCCGGGGTTTTAGCCCCAGAAGAAATCTCAACTGCGTATGTAGTCGTCCCGTCGTCGAAGTCTATAAAGCTAGTGTCCGCGTCTACCTCAATCCCAAATAGAAACTTAGAGTGAGTCGTAATCACACAACCCCCGAGACTGCGCGAGTCGTAACGCCGTCCGTGTCGAAGCTCTCGTTAATGATTTGCGCGATCTCAAGACCCGTCTGACGGCGGTCGAGCACGTTGCCTTGAATGTTCACCGTTACTCCGGTGTTAGGTCGGATTCGTTCTTCTTCGGAGGCTAGACTAGAATCGAAACCAGAACCGCCCATAGTTCCGCCAGTCTGTGCTCCTGGAGTAGCCGCACCAGACGCACCAGACGCACCTCCGCCACCACCTGCGAGAGCGCTTAAAACACCGCCTAAGATCGTAAGTCCGATACCACCTGCGATCATTCCAGCGCCGTTAGCTTGTGTTCCTATTCCGAACAAAGCCGCAGTACCTGCCGCGATGTAGAACGTACCCATTTGAATTGCGACTTGTCCGAGAGTACCCAGCACGGCCTTTCCAAAAGCCCCGAACGCATTCTCTCCAGTAACAAGGGCTTTACCGAATGCCGCAAAGGCGTTTCCAAATCCGGTAACAAATGTCTGCGAAATCTGCCTACCCAAAGCTTTAAAGTCTGATCCAAGGGCAAGGAGTCCTTCTCCCATTCCCTGTTTCAACTCATCCCAAGAAGACATTGATTCTTGAATTATGACGGGAGTCTTTTTCACCTCGTCATTAACTAAAGCGGCCTGTGCAGTGACTGTGGTTTGAAAGTCAGTGAGCTGTTGCGACAACCCGGTTGATATTTGAGTTCCGCTGTCTAGTGTGTCTTGCGCAAGTCCGGTCGTAATCGTTCCCCAGGTATCACGCACCGACTCAGCTTGAGCCTTTAGGTCTGTTCCTAAAATTTTATCTAATATCGCCGCCACTGGAACCAGAACAGCAGACACACCGGTAGCTATTGTTGCAAAAGCAGTGGCGACAACCGACCCGATTAACTCAAGTGGTGCGATTACATACTCAAGAATAATCTTTCCAAGTTTTATGAACCCGTTGAAAACTGGCTGGAGAAGATCTCCTGACTTACCCAATTCAGCGATCGACTTAGACACGCCGTCGAAAGACTTTGCAACTAAGTCGATTAGAACCCTTAGAGTCTTTGAGTTCGTGAAGATTTTACCAGTCTCTTCGAAGATGTCTCCGAATGAATTTGAAAGACTGGTAACAGATCCCGTAAATCCTGTTAGCGCAGAAGCTCCTCCGGCTTGTCTTTGAATAAACTCAAGAGCTTTTGCAAACTTCTCGGAGTCTGAAGCCCCGGCTCTGACTTCTAAGCCATACTTAGCGAGCATTCCTACGTTGCCGTTTGCCGCCTTCGTAACAATATCAAAAGCTGTTCCTACGTCGATCTGAAGTCTAGCAGCAAGGTCAAGAGCTGCCTGAGTCGCGGTCTTTAAACCATCGCCTGAGAGCTTCCCGAGTGAGACCAATAGGGAAGCGTTCTTTAAAATAATCTCGTCAGACACTCCAGTCGTCTTCTGAAGACTTGCAGCGTAGTCCTGAAAGCTGTCCGATGCTTCTTTGGAGTATGTCCCAGAGCTAACGAGAGCCTGGTTAAAAGCCTTAACGGCAAGCTCCGCCTCTACGGCAGCGTCGATAGACTTCTTAATCCCTACGGCAATCGCGGCGATCGAAGCGGCGACGGCAACCCCAACCGCTGCGCCCATCTTCGAGAGTGAAGCTCCGAAAGCCTCGGCGTCCTTTTTTGCCTCAGAGTCATCTAGCCTTAGTTTTGCAATGACTTCTGGTTCTGCCACTTAACCCCCGTTTAAAACTGCCATCATTTGTTCCGGTGTCATCTCGACGGCTTGTTCCTCAATTATTGACGGGTTTGCCTCTCGTTTCAAGGCCGACACTACACGATTCCTCTTTTCAGGTTTCATGTAAGGATAGTCCACAACAGCCAAACGGTCTAACTGCTCTCTTGCCGTAAGAACAGGAATCGCGTCGACAAGCTCCCACATTATTTCAGAATCAAGCTCCATGATCCGCATAGGGTCCATGGAGTAAAAACGAGCAAGCCTAGCCATTGCCAGACCGCGGTACGTTAATCGTTTTTTTTTCCAGAGAGCGCCTGACACACTTCCATAACGTGTCCGGCTTCCATCGATTTAATCAACGATTCTGGGAATCCACGACGAACGAGAAACGCGATCATTTCTTTGACTAGTTCCGTTGGTTGCTCCGACAGAGATTTGATTTTCTCTTCGAGCTCCATCACTTCAAAAAGCGATGGCTTAGTCAACTCAACCATTTCACCGTATGCGTCTACGATGACTTTCGATCTTTCAAGTTTAAGCGTCATGCGACCAATCATCGCAGACGATAAACATTAGTCAATTAAGTAATCGATTGCGTGTGGTCGCCGTAGTAGAACTTCGACGCGCGTTCGGACTTGGTGGTGTCGATATAGACCATAAACGCCACTGGGATGTTCATGATTTCTTCACCGCTGAATGCTAACGACTCAGGCATTGCGATAGCCTTCCAAAAGCACCAGTCGCGGGAGTAGTCGTTCGTAGCAAGAACCTTTGGGTGGAAAACAAGCTTCTTTGCTCGTCCAAAGGTTTGCTTGAATTGACGACTCGTGCCGAAACCAAAGCCTTCGGTAGCAGATGCGCCCGTACCGGCTGGCATGTGAGCGTCTGCCATATCTCCGAAGATCTTACGGAGTTGGTTATACGAGGTTTCCTTGAACGTCACCGTCACGGAAAGGTTATTCCCAGTGTTGATGTGCGAAAGAATCTCGGACCCGGTTTGGTTTGCCACGATGTCTACGAGGTTCTGTTCAAAGGTCATCTCAATAGCGCCGTCAGTGTAACCGACGTCCGCTGCCACGTCTCCGTAGACGTCCACCACGAAAGTGAAAGCCGTTGGAGCTGCGCCGTCATGAGCTGGCTTAGCACGACCAGCGCCCGTAGCCGTAAGAGTTAACACGTTAGACGAAGCCGTACAGTCGAAGCCCGTAGCCAGCGTAAGAACTGCCGCAGCTGCGGTTGCGACTGCGGACGCCGAGTCACTAACGCCTAAGTTAATCTCGTGGCCAGTTGCTCCAGAAACAGCTGGGTCCGTTCCAGCGGAGTTGACGTCAAACCAAGCATAGTGCTTAGCTCCGGCTGCGTCGTAGAAAACAAAGTATTTATTATTCAAAGAACTCGCAACGTCGGCCACACAGGTGATGGTTTGAACCTGCATTACAGACTCACCCCAGTTAACGACGACTGGTTCAATTTTAATATTAAGACGATCCGCTGCCATAGAGCCCCCTTAGACGTTTAGGATAACAAAGAAATTAAATGTAACCGTGGAAACCACGCTGTTATTATTACTCGCCGAAATCGGCTCTATCCGGGAAGTGTCGAAGGTCACGCCAATAATCCCGTTTTTCTGCGCATTAGCCTGAGCCGGTGCGCATACTGCTTTTATAAGATTCTCAATCAGAGCGATCGAATCGTCAATCGCATCGGCTGGAGTTCGGTATCCCTTGCGGAACATACGAACCGAAATTGGAAAATTAATCTCATAATCGATTTGGTCTCTACGAATACCAGAGGCGACGTCGCTCATGTCTAGCCAGAAGGACTTATCTAGAATCGTGTCTGGAAGGTTTGAGGAGTCAAAGCCGTCCTTCCACTCAGATAGGCCAAGTCCCTTGGCCCTAGATCTTATGTATTCTCTGGCGTTTACCATGCTCATCGGCGGAATAGACTCCCGGACGAAATGCCTACGCCTTCGTTTAGATCCACCACGCCGTCGTTGTCGAAGTCGACCCGCAAGACCGCTCGCTGCCTAGCGCCCTGCTCGAGCGCCTCATACTTCTTCGACTTAACCGAGAATACGTCGTCGACTGAATTTGACATCGATTCGAAGATAATACGCAGCGACATAAAGATTGACCATTGACGGACTTCTTCGATGTCTACAAACGCCGCCTTGGTGTATTTGTACCCGTATGCGTCGACGTAGCCCTTTTCATCCATCCACGCAATGATGAGCTTCTGTGAGCGTCTAATGATGTTTTTGAACGACGCCCGACCTGGAGCGACCCACTTTAGAATATCCGTTTCGTGACTCACTAGGTCTTGGTCTGTGCAGAATAACTTATCGCCCTCTTGAGAGTAGACGTTTACAAACTGCGTCGAGCTTGCCGAGTTTCCTTCTGAGTCGCTCACCGTACAAGTAACCAGGCGCTGTCCATATTCGATTAACTTAGGCCCGTGGATGATCTTAGGCTCATCGAGCTTAGCAAGTAGCTGAGTCGACACGCTCGAGGCTTTAAAAGAAAATGACGCTGGCCCTGTAATAGTTACATTGTATCCGCTCGTAGAAGCCGAGAACGTCCCGCCGTGAGCCGTGGTCATCTTGCTTGCTACTTCAGTTGCGTAGTTCGCAAGCGTGTAAGCACCGGCAGTTAGATTCGCTGAGTACTCAGTTCCTCCGACTTCGAAAACAACGTCGTCGTTATCCGCGTTCACGTCTACTTTAAAATCCGAGTAGCTCCAGTCTAGGAACCAGTTCTCTTTGTCGGAGTCGAATACGCTAACGGCTGTTCCACCTGAAAACGGCGTGACGGTTACGTTAGAAATCTCCGGAGAACCCTTTGAAGAAAAAGACATCGAGCAGTCTAGACGAGTTTTATCGTTTATCTGGAGTTCATTTTCTGCAATTACTACCGGGAATAACGCCATATATTAATCCGTCTTTGAGTCCGTTTTTGGTTGATCTTGTTCTTTCGAAGCCTCGGCCCTGATCTGGTCGTTTATTTGCGCAAGACTCTTCTTGATGGCTTCAATCTGTAATGAATGGTGTTCGATCATAGCTATTAAATCGTAGGCCTGTGCTTTTAGTTTTTCCATGATTCCAGATACCATAATTTAAACATCCGCTGCGTCATTCAAATCTTCATCACCGTACTTAGCTTGAACTGGAGCAACGTAAGCGACGGCAGGAACCACCACATTTCCTTCGTTATCCAACTCCTCTGCTACGGCTTGAACTTCCGCCACCGCAGGTCGAACAACCCTAGAAGCCTCGGCTTTAATTTTAGTGTATCCAAGCTCTGCTAGGTCGCATCCAAGCTCTTGTGATGTAACTGAGAAACGGAATGTCTTCTTCTCGCCTAGAGATGCTGAGATTCCTGAGCCTAGAAAAAGCTCGATCTCATACGTTGCAATCATTCTGATTCTGTCGACTACGAGCGACGTAATCTTCCAGTAATTTCCTACAACTCCATTTGGTAGTGTTTTAGATTTTTGAAGTGCCATTATTGAACCTCGTAGGTGAAGTGGAATGTTAGAGGAGACCCGGAGGTTCCCGTCGACGGCCAAAAAGTAATTCTGGCGGAACCAGATCCGTTATTAGTTATACATCCAGCCCATAACGACTTTGTTGAGTCATCCTTCAGTGCCGCTGTTCCTGAAATTGAAGATGATGACGTTGCTGCCGTGGGTACAGGAAGATCAATTTCAAGGATTGTTAGTGTCCCGCCATTCTGTACCGCAACATCACTAAGAGACCCTGAAACTGTTACCACGTTCCCGACCCTCAACCATTGAAGATTGTCAGCTGTGTATGTTTCCACGTTCTCTGTTGAGCCTACAACCACGGCCTCAGACCCGGACCTTATGTCCTGCTCTGCCGCGTCTCCATTAGCCGTGGCATTGTTATGGAGGGTGTACGCCCTTAAGTTTCCATTGCGGTCTAAGCTAAGCGTTCTTACTCCAGCGGTCGCGAGGTCAATGCTGTCGGATGCGTCCTGATAAATTCCTGTGTCAGTGTCGCTTTCGAAACCGTAGGCGTAAGCTCCGGTCCCCACAGTACCGCTAGGAACACGAATTTTACCTTCATTAGTAATTCGCCCGTAAACACCCGTTCCCGCAAAATCAACCCACTGAAGAAAGTCTGCGGTTTGAGCCGAAATAGATCTTAAACCAAGCGTCGGTATAGTCGTAACTGTACTGGATACCAACAATTGATGTGTGTTCGCAGTGAAGTTAGCGCCTAGATGCGTTCTTCCGAGAGCAGAAACTTCTAAGCTCTGTGCGGAGTTGTTAGTAAACGCGATTCTGTCAGCGCCAGGGGTATAGAATCCAGTGTTTGAGTCCAATGTTCCAGACGTTGCGAAGGCGAATCCAGGAGTTCCGCTTGATCCGCTGATCGCGTAAATCTGCCCGCCCACAGTGACTCCGGCGATCGTAGTTCCGGCGGAGTTTACGAGATCGAGCAAGTTTGGAGTCTGAGAAGTAATCGCCTTGATCGCAAACGATGAACTCGTAGTGGCTATCGACTTAAAGATGTGTGACTTGTTTGCCGTCGCAGCGGTATCCCCTGCGAATGTTCCTCCCGCAGACGTAATGCCGCCAAGGACAGTCCCAGCGAAAGAAAGGTAATCGAAAAGGTTAGCGCTTTGTCCGTTGGCGGCCTTAATCCCTACACCCTTTATGTTTGAAGCTATACAAGTCACGCCAACTGAGTGCGTGCTTGTCGTATAGTTACCGCCGATGTTTATGAAGCCGGAGTTAAAAACTCCGATACGAATTCTCTCAGCGCCGGACGTAGAAAACGAAACAGAGTTAGCGCCCGACGACCACATGCCGGTATCTGAGTCGAGCGTACCCGCGGAAATAAAAGTGTAACTTGGAAGAGCCGCAGTCCCAAGTGGGGCAAAACTTTTTCCGTCTACTAAAATACCGCCGATGTTTACTCCGGCAGAGCTTTGCCCTGAGAAAAGATTCGCGGTCTGGGAAGCGATAGCCTTTGAAATTACCGTTGCGCTACCAATGGCATCAGATTCGAAAGTCTTAGAACCCTTAATACTTTGAGCGGAGACGGTTAGAACACCACCGAAAGTAGAGCTTGCTGGCTCTAGGTTTAAAACCTGTCCCGTTAGAGTCGCTCCGTTTGAATTTGGAGTAGATCCAATGGCTCCGAGAGTTACGTTTCCAGAGTTCGTTCCGGACGTGTTTCCAAGAACAGTGAGATGAGCGTCAGTGACGTAACGCTTGTTGCTTGAATCAGCGATGTCCGCAGTCGTTGCGTCTGTACCTGCTGTCACGAGACCTTTGGCATCGTAAGTAATCTTTGTCTTCGTAGCTCCGGTGATCGCAGCGTTCTCGTCGACCTTAAGATCAAGCGCAGTTTGAGTCGCTGTGCTTATGGGTTTGTTTAGGTCACTGGTATTGTCGACGTTCCCAAGACCTACTTGTGACGCCGTAACAGAGTGCGGGTTAGATATGCTCGCGATGTGTGTATCAATTTGCGAGTGTGTATTAGTCCCTATGTTACTTAGAAGAGTGTGATCTGATGGACCCGGGTCACCTTGAGGACCTGGGTCTCCCTGTGGTCCAGTCGCACCGGTTGCTCCAGTGGCTCCAGTGGCTCCGGTTGGTCCAGCTGGTCCCTGAACCCCAACTCCAGAAACTACGATTCTTTCAGTAGATCCTGATTCGGTAACTACTATTCTTTCAGGCGAACCCTCTATGACAGTTACAGAATTTCTTGTCTGCTCTGTAATGACAAGGGTCACTTAGTAACCTCCGGGCTCACTAAAATAAGTCCTTCTAAAATCCTGTCTACAACCCCACCGGAAGCAGACTCGATGTCGTAAGAAAGTTCGAGCGTATCTTTTTTACCATCCGAGGTTTGTTTGACTGGAAACTTCGCCGTATCGGTAGCTGATAAAGCGATAGTAAATCTCCCAGGGTTGGTTCCCTGATCTGCCTTAGTAATCGTAAACGAAACGATTTCTGTAGGGTCTAAAACTCTGCGCTTGATCTTACCGGTAAGCGTTCTTGATGTAAGATTTATTCCAACGCCGGAAGAGTCTTGCCAATCAATTACAGCCGACCACGTCGTGCCCGCTTCAATTTTAAAGTCTTTATACCCGGCACTCATATATCGCCTTCTTTAAAAAATATGGGCCGCCGCAGATAACTACAGCGGCCCAAACACGGTTAATCGTGGGAGTCTTTTAGGTGTGATAACCGTGAACAGCTACGGTAAACGCCCCTGCGCTAATCGTAGTTGCGTCGAGCTTCACTTCTTTGCCAGTTGCAGAGTAATACTTCTTAGCACCAGAGCTTAAATAAGCACCTGCTCCGACATACAATCCAGGAGTACCTTCGGTTACTCCAGCCGTTGCTACGAATCCGTCAGCGTCGTCGTCATCGCCGATGTCGATCGATCCGGTAACAGCCGAAGTGATGATCACATCGCAAGCCGTGATAACTGCACCGGCTGGGATGGCGAAGATGTCACCGTCGACTGGAGATGCTGGGTCAGCCGCAGATGCGCCAGATCCAGAAGCTCCGAACGAGAAATACTTAACATGCAAGAGAGGTTCTTTTTTGAATCCCATTGTCGTTTCCTTTCGAGATTAAGCCAGCGTTACGACGCGGGTATTGTCGAGTTGTTTGATACCGATAAGGGTATCGCAGTTGATTCGGCGAGCACGCTTGCCGTCCACTCCAAGGTCGTATTCAGAAACCGACATGCCCTGTTGAGCAGCGATCGTCTGATACGAAGCGTGGTAGTAGTACGAAGTGTTGCCAGCAACGCTCGTGAAGTGAGGCATGAACCCAAGGATTTGGCTTGGAAGTCCGCCGTTGAGGAGAGGAGCATTCGACACGCCGAAGTCAGAGGACGTGAATCCCGAGACGTTGAACAAGTCGTTAAGCTGAGCAGCTCCGACGACCATGTGGCGGTTAGCCATTGGAACGTCTTGAGCGTCGAGGAGTTCCTTCACTTCAAGAAGGTCGGCCAGAGCAAGCGTGGTGCCGGAGTCATACGCAATCGTATGGTCAGGAGCCGATGCGCTTGGAACCGTAGCTGCGATGATCAAAGCTTGGATCTTTTTATTGATCGAATAGATCGCAAGGTCCCGAAGCTTTTCCATTGCAGGAAGGGATTGAAGCATCGCCGTGTTGGTAATAATAAAGTCCTTCGCAATACGCTTGTTAATCTCGAGCGACTGTTGAGTCACCGTGATCGACGAAGCATCCGAGCGTGCGTCTTCAGCAAGTTCCGCAGCGTCGTCGAATTCTGGGAAGCTCGAGATCTTTACGGTGTCGCCGAGGTTTTGAATCTCGCCTTCATAGTCGCGGGAGATCGTCGAGTTGAACGGAAGCTCTGCCAAAAGAACATCATAATACTTTTGTGACCAAACCTCTGGGACGAGCACAGAGAGTTCAGCACTTGTTTTCATTACTTGATCCATTTATTGCTCCTAGCCTTTTTTATACGAAACCAGAGCGTCACGATAAGCCGCTTCGTCTGCCTTCGAATTTGTTTTCTTCCATGCCGCCTCAAGCTTTTTTAAATTTTCCCAGCTTGTTACGGATGAGCTGCTAGTCGCGCTCGGCGTTACTGGATTGATATTAGGCTGAGTCGTCCTGAACCAGTGAGGTTTTAGAGTCTTCAGTTTAGTTACCAACCTATCGGCACCAAGTACCGAAAAATCACCTTCATCATTAGTTTCAATCTTCAGTTCTTTTAAGTCAACCGTGGCAAGGTCTGCCTTTGCCTCGGCGAGAATGCCACCGGAGATGGCCGCTTGCACGAGTGCATTATACTTCTCGCGCCGAACCATCGCTTCCTTTAGCCCATTATATTTATTTTTTGCTTCTTCGGCTTCCTTTTCTTTAATCTCGGAGACCTTCTGCCATTCCTGGTTGCGCTCTAAGTCCTTCATTTCCTTACGCTTTAGCTCTTCGCGTGCGGAGTTTTCCTTGGCTTCGAGTTCCTTAATCCGAGCGACGTGTTTTTCTAGCTCGGAGATAGGCACCATTTGCACCTCTGGCGGTGTCGAATTTTCGGCGGGAGGGGTTGGAGTCTCAATATTGGTTTCCATTTTCATCTACCTTTCATAGATTTGAGGGCTTTTGTGATCACACTAACAAAGGCTTTCCTTATCGCAATTGATATTTTGGAGTTAAACTCCTCGCCGTCTTTAATCATAAACGGACGGGCAGCGATTGCGACCTCTCCATTTTTGTTTACGGTTCCGTTTTGATTCGCGTTCGCTCGGACAAGAACATCCTCTGGCGCGTCTCCGTGAATGCCTATCGTGACCGAGATACCGTCCGACTCTCTCGCGACGTACTCTTTAAGCATTTCTCCGGTTAGTTCAAGGTTTGGCTTGTTAGATTGCTTTTGGTCTCCAGGGTATCTAGCTGGGTTTTTATACTTGGCAAAGTTCCGTTTGCCTCTAACCGGAGAAATGCCTCTGGCGATCGATGGCTTAATCTCCGTTTCGATTACACGTTGAAACTCTCGCTGCATATCGCCCTTGTGAATATGCATTTCAATGTTTGCAAGGTCGTTTGGCTTAAATGTAAACGTTACTGATTTTTTACTCATAGAAGGTCCAGTAAGTCGTTATCGTATAAGATGTCTCGAATCGCGGAGCCAAGCGCCAACTCTCTAAGTCTTCCACGTGACTGCTCGCCAAGCGTCGCCTCGAGTAGTGCGTATAGTTCCGTCTTCGTTTCTACGTCTCCGATTAGAGCCTCTAAACCTGACGCTGACTTGTCTGCCTTGGTAAATGCTATTTCTTCCTGGATTAGTTTTCGAATGTCTCGCGTGTAGGTCTCTCCCTCTGCCGGGAGAAAACGCCTTAGCGGTAGCGTGCTCGCGCCTGATAGGTTGTTATGCCCGTCAGCCTTAGGCGCGTCGTCTCCGAATACCCCGATTGTGATCTCGTTTCCTGAGACGTTAAAGTCCAGGGATGAAATCATAGACCCAGAGTAGTCAAGGTTTGCGTCTCCAGATCCGGTCTCTTCTTTTTTCTTCTTTCGGTATTCCTGATCGAGAGCCTTGAATCTTCCGTATCCTTCGACCGGGGATTTCTGGGAAGCCAGAGCCTCTAGAGTCCGCTCGATTAATATCTCGCCGATAGCGTCAAGAATTTCCTGGCGCTGCTTCTTCGGAGTTCCCTTTAGCTCCTCCGACAGATCTATTGTCGCAGATGTTTCTGATCCAGTAGCTTTAGTTTTTTTAGTTTCCATTATTCGGCATTGGAGCTGTTGGCGTAAACCCACGGCCAGCCGATGCTAATAGTTTTTCCGCAGATGGCTTATCCGTTTGGAATGCAAGCTGGACAATCTCAACCGCCGAATCTCTAGGCATTGCTCCAGAGGCAACCGCTCCGACTAGTTCGATCAGAGACGAAACCTGGGCTCCGTTAAGAGCTTGTTTCTGAATATCTGCTTGCTGCGGTTGGTTCTTCATGTCTTGCTCCGGGTTTGCTTCGGTTGGTTCTTCATCATTCGGAAGCTCCATGCTGTCTTCTGAATCTTCTGTGTCTTTAGATTCTACGCCCATTGCTACTGCGATTTTCTCTTTAAGAATCTCGGCCAGTTTAAACTCAGCCTCTTCGTTAGACATGTCTGGATTGTCCTTTAGAATAAGGTCAACCAATGTATTGATTCCAAGATCTTTACGAAGCTTGATATTATTTAGCTTTTCCGACTCGCTCTGAATCGATGGCGGTTCGTTATACTTAGTCGTCATCTGCGAGACTAGGTCGACGTCAACCGGGGTTTCTTTTAGCTCCGGCGTTAGGCTTGAACCGAGAACCTCCATGAACTTGGCAATCTTACGCCAGATCATCGGCTCGGCTTGAGCGAATACTTCCCGCTGTTCGTTTACGTCTTCGATCGACTCTGCCTTATCGATGATAAGTGCCACGCCTGACGGTGCGGACATTCCACCCGAGAGCTGCGAACTTACGGACGATGTCGATAGATTGTTCGTCGTTAAAAGAAGCGCGATATATTGCTCGACCAATCCACGAAGGGAATCCAGCGGTGGATTAGACGAAGCGAATCCGATGTCCGGCTGAGGTTCGCCCTCTAAGTGCTCCATGAGGATTGCCTTCGAAGGCCCGATCTTCACGTTTCGTGGTAGGTTCTTACCGCGCATCCAGAACTGACCATAACCTTGAGTCGTGGCGATGTGTTGATTGTGTGTGAGCACGGAGTTGATTAAAATAGCTCCGTCGACAAGATCGCTTCCGCCCACGGCCCAGAACTGCTCGTCCTGGTCGATCGCTAGATTCACCATCGGAAGTTCGCCGATTGGGTTTTCTAGATTCTCTGGATCGGAAATAATCTTACCCGTCTCGTCGGTCGTGAAGTGGTATGAGTCCGTCCACCAGACGTAACCCTTTGACTCCGCATCCGTAGGCGTGTCGGCAATCCCTTGATCTTTACCGTCGCCTGGGTGTGATTGACTTGCTTCGCGACTCGACCGAATCGCGGCGTCGTTAATCGTGTATGTGGATTGAACCACGTTGTAATCACTTAGGATAACCGCCATTGGTTTAGTGCGGTCGTAGTAGTGTTCGATCACGTCGTAGAGGAACGGGCTTAAGGGCTGTACTTTAATATCCCAACCCAAATCAGTAGGGCACGGTTTAACGTAGACCATGCAGTTGCGCTGAAGCTTTAAATACTTGTTCGCTTGCTTCATCTGCGTGTTGAGCTTCAAAGACTTCGAGAGTTCTTGGACAGCGATCGTCGCCTTGTCGTCTTTCTTGGAACCCGTCTTGATTACGCGGTTCACGCCGTAGGAGTAAACCTTAGAGAGCTTGTCGATACACTTCCGAACGAGAGAGACGTTCGCGATTGCGTATTCCATCTCATCGATCGTGGATTGGTCGAACTGCTTCTTAAGTTGCGCAAGCGTATAATCGCGAGTCCGGTCCTTTAGGCATTGGTATCTACGAAACGCCTCAGCTTTACGCGCAAGGTTTTCTGGTCCGTTCATCTCTTCGATGAGTTTCTTACGGGTCGTTTCGTCGAGTAGCTCGTGCTGGTTCTTGATTCTCATAGTGAAACGGTAACCTACCTTAGTCCTGTCGTCGATACCTGTGACTTATGGTTTGCGAATGGCATGAGGATATCGACCATGTAATCCATGCCGTCTGACGAGTGCGTCAGGTTCATATTCTTCTTAATCTTTTCGCCTGTAATAGGATCCGTTTCGACGGCCAGTAAGTCTTTCTTTAGCTTCGGGCTCTTGGTCGGGTGAATAAATATCTGGTGCTTATCGAAGCGGTTGTTGACGTTGAGTTGACGCTCTCGGAATCGAGGAGCCACGTTCTTTACCCGGACTTCATAACCCGCTTCCCGCATGACCTGGACGTCTGGAGCGCCTCTGGTGTTACGAGCCTTCGCAGCGGGGTCCGGGTAGAGAATCGTTCTGTCCGGTGTGTATCCTCGGGCTTTAAGCGCGTTTAGCATGTTCTCGGTCTTATAGCCCTCGCCGCCCTCTAGGACGACCTCGTCGACGTTATAGAGCTTTCCGTTAGCGACCTGCCAGACCGCCGTACAGAACGGATCGACGTTCAAGTCCATCGATACGTGTAGAGTCTCGTAGGGTTGAATTTCTGTTACCCGGTCGTTTTGCTTTGGGTCATAGGAAAAATAGAACCGATTACCGGCCATGTTAACCCAGAGTCCACGGATGTAGGCGTCGGCGAGTGCGGCTGGGTAACTGTCCATGATTGCTTTAACGTATCCGGGTTCTAGGTTGTGGAGATTATCCCGCGTGTCCCCGTATAGGCAGCGGGAGTTCTCCCACGGCTTTTCTACAAAGATTTCATAGAACGCGGACGCCACGCCCTCTGGAGTTCCGCTTGAGGCAATCTGAGGGTTTTTAGCACCCTTTAGCCTTACCCGTCCGGCGACTTCCCGATACCGCTCGAGAGAGATAAGCGTTAGCTCGTTAATAGCGGCATAAGCCCAGTTAGGGCCTCTGATTTGTTTCTCCGCCGTGGCGACGTAAACTCTTCCCGGAGTCCATGGGAATTTATACCAGTGCTCTCCGCCGTGGTATTGGTACTTGATTCTGTGCTCGTCCAGGATTTCAGCCATCGCGACTTTAACATCCCGAGAGAAATCCGTGTAACTCGGAACGACCAGCCCGCCCGGGTGCGGGAAGTTCTTCTTCGATAGATCCAGAATCTTGTAACAAAGCGTCCGTGTTTTACCAAACCCATACCCTGCGGATAGGTGGAGAAACTTCGTTTGATCGTCCTTAATAAAGTCCCACTGCGAGCCGACTAGCTCGGTGGATGCTCTATAAGTCTTCACGCTTAGAGAACGTCAAGTCGAGTTCGTTTTCCCCTGCGTCGTCTTCCATTCCGTTGTCAGACATGCCGAGATGGTTCTTGGCTAGGAATAGTTTTAGGACGACGTTCTTGTCCTCGAGCGCTCCCTGCCAGAGAGAGCGGCGAAGAGAAATCTTTCCCTTGGATTTCTTTTGGCGGAAAACTTCTGAAAAAGGTAATCCATACGTGCGCTTACACCACGTTATTAAAGTAACGTCGTCGACACGAAACCAGTCTGCGATCTCCATAAGCGTGCATTGAATGCTACAGAGTTTTTCGAACTGGTCTTGATCGATTTCAGCGAGCGGTCGCCCCGTTTTTTTCTTCGCCATAGTTATCCCTCGAGTCGAGTGTTTTAACTCCGCCATCCTTTAGGACGTCGGCGTAATCTCCAGAAGCATTTCCTTCGATTGTGTTCTCAAGATCCCTGCGATTGTCTTCCATCTGCTTTCGCATACTGGCTTTAATCTCAGATTCATAAGCCATATCGGCTTTTGTTTTGATTCCATGAACAAACATCTCCGTAAAGTCTCTTACGAGAGACTCCAGATGTCTGTCGGCAGGAAGTGCCTTTCCTACCTTTAGGCGATGAGCTGCTAGTTTTGTAAACTCGTCCGATAGGTTGTCGATAAACCTAGGAACGCGCTCATGGGATTTAAGGCTTCGACGAAGGCTTGAGTCCATGTCGATAGATTCGATTGCGCGTTGATACGCTCGAGATACAAGACCGCGATATGGTGCGATCATTATCCGATTACGCCTGGCATTGGGGAGGTCTTAATGGCTTCGCTTCCGATAAACTGCGCGGCGTTCACGTTAGCCTGACGAGCAGTTACCAAGTTGGACTCGATATACTCGAGAGTATGCGTGTGCTCGTCTTCGAGAATCTCTGGAAGGTTCTCGGCAACTTGAACGAACTTGCCTCGGATCTTTCGCTTAACCATTCGCTTTGCTTGAGAGACGGAGACGACCTTAGGTGGTCCGTCTTTTTGAAACTCGACTTGAACCTCGTGAAAGTGTCCAGCTACGGAGTTCGTGTTCTTAAGCTGCTTTCCGTCGGAGTCGTAGGTGCGGAAGAAGTGAACGTGCGGGACGCTCTCAAGTTTAACGTCTCCTTCGGACCAGGCCATGTTCTTTTTCGCGTCTTCGATCGATGCCTTGAAGAGGTCGGAGTGAATCTTGACCGAGTGCCGAAAGCGGCGTTCTTGATTCTGTGGAACTTCTTCTTCTGCAATCGTGATCTTGTTCTTTGACATCAGTCGTGTCTCCTAGAGGTTATGACTTCCATCCTGAGGTCATCGTCACTGGTTCGTCAAGCCCTAGTGATCGTAAAGCTTTCACTACGTCTTCTAGTGAACTGATGATGAACGCGTCTCCACCGCTTCTTACCCACTCGATGACGGCTTTATTTCTGATTCTCGTCTTCGCGTCTTTTGCGTGATCGATTCGGAAAAATATTACCGAGGATTTTTTTACGCAAACTAGACCGATGGGGTGAGGTCTTACGGGGTGCTTAATGCATGAGACTGGAATACAGAAGAAACCGGCGGCGGCTAAAAGCCTTTGAATGTCTTCCTGGTCATCAGGCATTCGGGAGTCGTGGGAGCATTAAGATAATCACCGCAGCGAGGGCGAGCAGGTAGGCGTTGATTTGAATCTGCGATGGGCGGTCTTCTTTTAAAAACAGAACCATACCTAACCTCCGTAAGACTTTATTATTACTAACATATCTTATTAGATATAAGGTTTTATAAGGTTACCTTGCAATGCGAAATAATTTCTTCCGACTTAAGCCTACGCTCTAGTTTTTTAAAGCTCCGGTGGTTTAGTTCTTTTTTGAAATTACAGGCTTTGCATAGTGTTTGAAAGTTATTTAAATCCCAAAATTCGTAGTGGCTTTCAGACAAAGCACAAAGCTCATCCTTTGTTTTTCCGTGGTTTATTAAAACAAACTCTTGGAATATTTCTGAAAACTTCCTGACGTGGTCGGCCTGTAAATTTCCGCCTACTTGCCCGCACATGCGGCACGAAAACCCGTCTAGAAAAAACACCTTTTTCCTAATTTCTTTTATTTTTGGGTTGTCCCTAATCATGGCCTTTAGGTCTTTTAATCCACCTTTGTAGTTTGAGTTTCTCTCGCCGGATCTATCTCTACACTGTTTATGAAAATATTTAGGCCCATTGACTCTGAACATTTGAGTAGAATTTTCACCGCATTTTCCGCATGTTTTTATTTTAAACCTTCCGGATGCTTTTACTTTGCATTTTTTGCATCGCCTTACTCCTTTTGAAACTGGGGCGAGGCATATTACACACCCGTGAACTAAAACGAACTTAAGACGGTTTGCTTTAGCTTTTTCTCTTTCCCTGGCCTCTTTCTTTTTAGGGTCTGTGCGGGCCAGTACAAAACACTGGTGTGAGCAAAACTTTCTTTTGTGCTCTCTGGTAAAAAAGTTTTTTCCGCACTTTAAACAAACCTTTGCCGGAAAGTTTCTGAAGTTTGGGTTGCTTGCGCCGAGCATGGTTTTAGAATTAAACTCTCCCATGCACTTACGACCGCAGGTGACGTTTTTAGTTCTGGCTGCGTAGCTGTTTTTTTTCATCATGGCTACGCCGCAGTTCGCGCACAGAAGCCAAACTCGAAACATTATTTTTTTGCTGGCCATACAGTAAATAAACTATAGCACGCCGCGCATTTATTTAAAACTATGTAGTCAGAAGATTAACTTTCCTAATAACTTCTAGACAATCTTCGATCGATCTAACGACAAAAACTAGACCGCCCTTACCAGTCCATTCAAATATAAAATGTTCCTGCTCTTTGCTGAGTTTCCCTTTAGGAGTTTTATATTCGATCCAAACCACCGGGGAATAAGTCCGTCCTCTTTTTATCACAATACAATCTAGCATTCCCTTTGACGGATTGCTTCTCCCTGGGATGATTCCTATTGCGAGAGAGCGGTAATAGAATCCGTTCGCCTCGAATATTTTTTTACAGTCTTCCTTGATCTGGCCTTCTTCAGTCTTAGCCATAGCGAGCGGAGAAGAACAGAATGAGAGCTAAAAGTAAAAGCAGTATTGCTTGGCGTGTGTGAGCGTTCTTCACGATTAAAAGATATTGCCGGGACACTTCGAACGCGAGACAAATCTTTTATGAAGACTATTCAGATCCGGTGTGAAGGAACGCGAAGACTAGACATTGACGAACTAACCCCATTTCAGGGCGGTCTAAAAGACCTGGATAAAAAAGATTACGAGAAGCTAAAGAAAGAGATTTTAGAAACGGGTTACGCATTTCCAATCAAGGTTTGGAAAGAATCACCGGACAACAAAATCTTCGGCGGCCACCAGACTCTAAGAGTTTTAAAAACAATGCGCACCACTGGGTACGACATCCCTCCGATCCCAGTTGAAGACATCTCAGCAAAGGATGAGGCGGAGGCAAAGCGAAGAATCCTTCAAGACGCTTCTTCCTACGGAAAGGTAAACGCTGATGGTCTTGAGGAGTTCCTTCATAATGCGAACTTCAGTCTTGAGTTCGCTGCGGATTCGTTTCGTCTTCCGGATGTCAACCTAGACCGGATGTTCGAAGCCTCGGCTGAGTTCGGAACCGAGGGTTTAACCGATCCAGACGACATTCCGGAAGTGAAAGAAACCCGCGCAAAACTCGGGGATATTTGGATTCTTGGAGACCACCGCCTGATGTGTGGTGACTCCACTGCGATCACAGATCTGGATAAATTGATGGCCGGAGAAAAGGCGGACATTTGGCTGACCGATCCACCTTACGGAGTTTCCTATAAGCCTGAAGGAACTAAGCACGACATGATCGCTAACGACGATCTTCCACTCGAAGAGATGGCTGAGTTCTGGACCACCGTCGCGAGCAATGCGCATCTTCATTGTTCAGACAACGCCCCTTATTACTGGTTCGCGTGCCAGGGTGGTGATCAGATGATGATGATGATGAGCATAGGCCGTGCCGACTGGAAGGTTCGTCATGAATTAATTTGGGTAAAAGACACCCTGGTGATGAGCCGTTGCGATTATCATTATCGACACGAACCAATTTTATACGGATGGAAAAAAGACGGGACACATTCCTGGTACTCGGATCGAAAGCAAACATCTGTGCTTGAGTTTCCTAGACCAAAAAGATCTGAAGACCACCCGACTATGAAGCCTGTGGATCTCGTCGAGTACCTAATGAAGAACTCATCCAAGCATGGAGACATTGTGCTCGACACGTTTGGTGGATCTGGAACGACGCTAATGGCCGCCGAGAAAGCCGGGCGCAAAGCAAGATTAATTGAGCTCAGCCCTAAATATGTGTCAACGACGCTAGCCCGGTGGGAGGCGTTCACGGGGCGCGTCGCAGAGCTCCAAAAGTAATTGGCGCGATTCTCCATCTCCGAGCGCCCCGCCATTGGGGACACGGCGAGAAAAAATACCTTTCCACTTTTTTAAATGGGGCAGAATTTATTAAGACCCTTCCACTAAGCGAACTCTGTGCCATGGAGATCAGGCCCTTTTTGGGAGTAGCTTTAATTTAATGCGGAGTATTAATGGCTAGAATTAGAAGTATCAAACCTGATTTCTGGAGAGATGAGAAGATCGCAAGTCTTAAAAACCAACGAGTCGCATTCTTTTTTATTGGTCTTTGGAACTTCTCCGATGACCAAGGAAAGTTCCCGCTCAGCCCTAAGGCACTCGCACTCCAGATGCCAATTTTTAGGTCCAAGGATGTGGCTTGCTACCTAAAACAGCTATCAGAAATAGGGCTCATCCAGGTTTCAGAGTGTAAAAAATGGGGTCTGGTTGTTGGGTGGCGACATCAAAAGATCGACAGACCAATTCTGCCTAAGGTGAAAAACGAAGAAATTCAATGGGTTCCGATTAGCGATTCGTCGAGTCCTCGCGACTCATCGTCGAGCGCTCGACGTAAGGATAGGATAGGAAAGGATAGGATAGGAGAGGATGGGATAACTTCCGAGGGGGTGCAAACGACGAAATTGAAATCCGTCGAAAAAACTTTCGGTTCGAGCGTTGCTCGACCGGCGTCTTCGGAAACATGGGACGCCTATAGGGCAGCGTATAAAAACCGCTACCGAGAGGAGCCCGTGAGAAATGCCACCGTGAACTCCCAGCTAGCACAATTCGTTAAGCGAATACCTGAGTCAGAAGCTCCACTCGTAGCCGAATTTTATTTAACGCATAACGACGCGTTTTATGTTAAGCAGCTTCACCCGGTCGGCTTGATGCTCAAAGACGCCGAGGCTCTTAGGACCCAGTGGGCTAGGGGTAGGGCCATCACCGGGTCGGATGCGAGGACCGTTGAGCGAATGCAAACTAACGCGAATTCATTTTCGGTTTTTGCGAACCTAGACAGGGGCAAATAAAATGGCAAATTTTGAAGACGTCGGCGCCGCATTACAAATGATGGGTGAAATATCAGGACGGTCCATTTCGCAGGGCGCAGCGGCCATGATGGCTCAAGACCTTTCGACACACTCTCCGGATGCGGTGCTCTTAGCCCTCCAGAGGTGCCGCCAAGAGCTTAATAGGTTTCCCACGGTCAATGACATCATCTCAAGAATTCAAGCCCGTGACGGGCGTCCTGGGGTCGAGGAGGCGTGGGCCATGATTCCTAAATCCGAGGACGGGTCGGTCGTATGGACCGACGAAATGTCCGGAGCGTACGGACTCGCCGCCCCGCTTTTGAAAGTTGGGGACGACGTCGGGGCTAGAATGGCTTTTAAAGAAAAGTATTCCGCCTTGGTGAGAGAAGCCAGAGAAGCTGACCACCCGGTTAGGTGGACTATGTCTCCTGGGTATGACCCGCATGGGCGCGAGACGGCCATCAAAGAAGCCATGAGACTCGGTAGGCTCGAATCAACCCACCCATTATCGCGGGAGCTTTTAACCGCCCCAAAAAAAGAAACGCTTTATATTTCTGATGAGTCTGAATCAACCCCGCCGGAAGAGGCAAAAGCAAAGATTCAGGAAATGTTGAAAAGCATAACCAAAACGATTGGCGAAACCCAATGAGCGAAAACGATTTCGAATCGAATTTAAAAGCCGAGGCAGAAAACGCGGCGTCGTATCACTTCAGGGACGGTAGAGATCAGTACGAAAAATTTGCTGAAGAAGTAATTGAAATGATTTTCCACCCTAAGCACGGACTAACTCCAGAGCAATTCCTGGGGCCGTTTCTTAGAGGGATAGCGTTGAATAATTTTTACTATGGGTATCTTGCGGCTAAAGGAGTTAACCACTAGCCGCCTTTTCTATGGCGGCTTTAATTTGCTCACGAGTCATTCTAACGTGTTCCGAATTAGGGAATGTTTCCGCGATAGCCGATAGCAATGACCTGGCAGATAGAAGGGCCTCAAACATTTCTGGGGCGGCCGCGACCAGGTGCGCGTTCGCTTTCAGCACTGGGTGTCCGCCGTATTCCGGGTCATCTGCGCCATGCCGAACGACTGCGACTGAATGGCAGTCGTCGTCTTCAAGCGTGATCCACCATTCATGTTCTCCGTTGAATCCGCTTTCTCCCCTGTAATCAGCTCTCCAAGGCCCAGAAGTGTGCTTGCTCATTTCTTTTTCCTCTTTTCAATCTGCTCATTAACAAACGCATCTAATACGGCCTTATAAATTTCCGAGTCCTTCATACCCGGAAGCTCCCGACGTGCGTTCTGTAGGGTCGTCTTCTCATCCTCGTTGAGTCTGATGGCAACCACGTCCTTGATGGGTTGTTCTCTCTTGGGTTTAACCTTCATTCGACAACTCCTTTAAAATCTTAGTTAGGTTGTCCTTAGCGTTTTCGGCTTCGATGTAAAACCGATACCGGCCCACAAGGAGACTCGACCGGCCATCGATCTCGATCCAAACCGTGAATAAGTCTGGTGACTCTTGGAATATATTTATCTCGTATTGCTTCATAATTAGAATATAGCGCGAGTGGTTATGGATGTAAACAAGTAAACATTTTAAAGCCTCGTATAACCGAGATGGCGAGAAAATATAAGTTTACTTAGTCGCGTAATCGCTTTAACTAAAGCGCATGAAACAAACTTATCTTTCCGTAGACGGAGGCCGATGGGGGCTTCCCGATACGCCTCTATATCTTATCGCGCCAACGAAGAACCAAACCCTTTTGGTCCCGTGCTTTAACTACGCGGAGATCGCACTCGTGGAGTGGTATCTAAAAAATACCAACACGTCACAGGAGACGATCGTCGTTAAGAAGGACACGTTTCCACGTCGCCGAGGTCCATTCGTTCTCTCGTCAGGGGTTGTCCGAGACGCCGCAGAATATTCCCAGGCGGTCGGGGCTAGAAAATATAGCTCCCGCGCCTCTGGGTCATTGAAGGGTTATCTCATCGCCGCAACGGCCAGGAAGATTCTTTCCCCGCTGCATAGGAAAACCACTGCCGAAATTATCCGTGAGCAAATTCGAAAAGGAGTCTGAAATCGTGACAAAAAGAAAGGTTAGCTCACTAAACGAGCTAAGACTAAAAAAAATGGTCAAGCACCTATTCAAACTTGAACACATGCTCGGCGAGGTTTCCGATGAGTTCGATGCAGACAAATTTATTCCACTATCCGTCGGCGACGCTCGACGATACTCCGAGGCCCACTCATCGTTGATGAGGGCATTTACCAACATTTCTGAACTAACCGACAGCCTACGTATTGGAGAAGTAAAACATGAACAAGTCACCAGATATTAAAAACCTAGCCGCAGCGTTGGCGAAAGCCCAGGCCGATGTCGAAGGCGTAGCTTTCGATTCCGTGAATCCGCATTTTAAATCTAAATACGCATCACTCGCCGCGTATCTTGATTCGATGGTCGAACCTTTTACCAAACAGGGTCTTTCCGTAACTTCATCGGTAGAGGAAGGGGATAAAGGAATGTACCTCCTCACACTGCTTCTTCACTCCTCTGGAGAGTGGATCGAATACAAGACCCCAATGATCTTAAATAAACAGGATATGCAGGGGCTTGGCTCTGCGGAAACTTACGCAAGAAGGTATCGCGTCTCGGCCATCGCTAACGTATCGGCAGAAGAAGACGACGACGCAAATCTTGCCTCCAGACCCCCTGAGACGAGAAGCTCAGCGAAAGGCGCAGCGACCGTGGTCAAGAAGACTGCCGTTGCTGCGCCCACCGGGACTACCTCATCTTCACAGAGCGCCGTCGGCGCAATCAAAATGCCCGTAACCCCGAAGCTCTCGCCAGACGAATTCATCCTCACCGGCAAGCTAGCGGGTAAGAAGATCGACGAGCTTGGCGTT